AACAAACATGTGAATAAACTATTTCTTGATGTTGATAAAGGATCACTAGGTGTAGGCGAATATATTATTATTGAAGCTTATGATGTAGTAGATCCAGCAAGTTACTCTGATGTATGGACAGATCGTTGGTTACAGAATTATACCTCAGCTTTAATTAAAGAGCAATGGGGTAATAACTTAACTAAGTTTACAGGAATGTCATTAGTTGGTGGAGTTCAATTTAACGGGGAACAGATACTCGCAGATGGTAGAGAAGAAAGAAAGGCTATGGAAGAAGACGCAGTGAATAACTTACAACCTCTTTCATATAACTATATTGGATAAAGTATGGCTACTAATACATTCTTCAACAATTACTCTAGAGTTTCAGAGCAAGAACTAATTGATGATTTAGTAATTGAATCAATCAAGCAGTATGGTGTAGATGTCATTTATATTACCAAGGCAATTAAAGGTCGTGATAATATTTTTAATGAAGATGACTTCCCATCATACGATGAAACTTTTGAGTTTGAAACCTATGTTAAGAACATGGAAGGTTTTGAAGGAGATGGGGATTTCCTTTCTAAGTTTGGATTAGAGATCCGTGATCAGTTAACTCTGTCAGTTGCTAATCGAACTTTTGAGAGACACGTAACTAGAGATGCTACTAGTATTATTCGTCCAAGAGAAGGCGATTTAATTTACTTCCCATTAAACGAAAAGATGTTTGAGATAACGTATGTTGAACATGAAAGTGTATTCTATCAAATGGGTAAGACTCAGATATATGACATGACATGCGAATTATTAGAATATAGTAATCAGCGATTTAATACAGGTCGTGATACTATTGATAATTACTTTGCTGCCTATAATACTGATATCTTGGTTTCTAATACTGCAACTCTAAACGCAATATCTACTACTGACGACTTGGCTCGCAACTATGACTTCGAAATTGAAGCTGATGGTATTCTTGACTTTTCAGAAGTAGATCCATTCAGTGAAAATATTACAATAGGTGACTACTAATGGCCATCGCAAATTATTTTTATAATCAATCTATTCGTAAGTACGTAGCTTTATTTGGTACATACTTTAATCAGTTAGAAGTAAGAAGAACATCAACTGACGGTACAAGAAGAACATCAACTGACGGTACATTGAACCAAAGACAAATTGTGCCTATATCGTATGCTCCTTATCAAAAAGTATTGGCTCGACTTGACCAAGACCCTGGACTACAAGCCGGTGCAGCACAAGATGCCGCTGGCAATACAATAGGTGGAAGGCCTTTCGCAATTGCGTTACCTCGCATGTCCTTTGAACTAACTAGTTTTGAGTATGATGCTGAAAGAAAAGTTTCGCCTACAAGAAGAGTAAGAAAAACTACTGCCGATGTACAAGGTGGTAATAGAAGATTCGTATATGCAGGAACTCCATACAATATGGGATTCTCATTATACATAATGGCGAAATATAACGAAGACGCCGTTAAATTGTTAGAACAAGTTTTACCATTCTTCAATCCAGATTATACAAGTACTGTAAGAATGATTCCTGAATTGGAACCACTTGATATACCGTTAATATTAAACAATGTATCATCAGAAGATATTTACGAAGGTGGCTTTGAAACAAGAAGAGCTATCGTATATCAATTAGACTTCACAATGAAAGGTTGGTTCTTTGGTCCAGAAAAAGATAAGAAAGTTATTAAATTCATGGATATGCGTTTGGCAACTGATACACCAACTGATACAGAGTTTGAAGAATTCCAAACAGTACAGCCGGGTGTTGACGCAAACAGTGCACCAACAACAGATGCAAGTATATCAATTGACTATAGTTTGATTGATTTTGATGATAACTGGGATTATGCTGAAACAATAAGTGATACGGCGCCAAGTTAAGAACTGATACGCTAGGAGATATATTATGAGAATAGGTTTTACATGTAGTAGCTTTGATTTACTACACGCAGGTCACGTTCAGATGCTAAGAGAAGCAAAAGAACAGTGCGAATATTTAATCGTTGGGTTACAAATGGATCCGTCATTTGATAGAGATAACAAGAACCCACCTATACAAACAATCGTTGAGAGATATAGTCAACTTAAAGCTGTAAGTTACGTTGATGAAATCATTCCGTATTCAACAGAACAAGACCTAGAAGATATTCTTGAGTTATATACAATTCATGTTAGAATATTAGGTGATGAATACAGAGATAAAGATTTTACGGGAAAGGATATCTGTCGTAGACGAGATATTGATTTATTTTTTAATAATAGAGACCATAGATTTAGTAGTACTTCGCTGAGGCAGGCTTGCGCGATAAATAATACTATATGAATTGGAGTGAAACATAATGAGTGATGAAAGCATTGCACAAGCGTTGAATATGAGACCGCTTGATGAAACTGTTGAAAAGACTATTCCTCAAGTTGTTGAAGGTGAGATGGTAGACGACGTTAAGAACCTACCACAAGAATCTGTATTCCAACCACCAGTTCCAATAGAAAAATTAGCTGACGAAAATCTAGCAGATATAGAATTGGCGAAAAAGAATATCGAAAACATTATTAATCTTGGAGACGATGCAGTTAGAGAAATGACTAGTATCGCAAAACAGTCAGAGTCTCCTCGAGCGTTTGAAGTTGTATCAACTCTAATGAAAACATTACTTGACGCAAACAAAGATTACGTTGAGATGTCAACAAAGCGTAGATATGCTAAAGAAGAAGATACTTCACAACAAGCACAAGTTACTAATAACAATCTAATAGTTTCTACCTCTGATTTACTTAAAATGATTAAAGGCGAAAAGCCTGATGGATAAAGGTTACTTAGGTAACTCCTATCTCAAAAAGATAGGTGAGCAGATTGAATTTACTCCTGAGATGCTTAAAGAGTATATGAAGTGTGCGGAAGATCCAATTTACTTTGCTGAAAACTATATTAAAATTGTACATGTAGATCATGGCTTAATACCTATGAAGATGTACGATTACCAAAAAGAAATTGTAGAAAAGATTACCGCAGAAAGGCGTGCTGCTGTATTAACATCACGACAGGCAGGTAAAACAACCACTGCAGTAGCTGTTATATTACACTACATCCTATTTAATGAATTTAAAACTGTTGCCGTATTGGCAAACAAGGGTGATGCTGCAAGAGAGGTATTGGGCCGTATACAACTAGCATATGAAGCACTACCTAAGTGGATGCAGCAAGGTATTGAAGAATGGAACAAAGGTAATATTACTTTAGAGAATGGTTGTAAGATCTATGCAGGTACTACAACATCTTCTGCTATTCGTGGTAAGTCAATATCATTCCTATATCTAGATGAGGTTGCGTTTATTGAAGGGTTTGATGAATTCTTTGCTTCTGTATATCCAACGATATCATCTGGTAAAACAACAAAATTGTTAATGACCTCCACCCCCAACGGATTGAATCATTTTTGGAAAACCTGTAAAGGCGCTAAAGAAGGTACAAACGGTTATGAATATGTCGAGGTTATGTGGCATGATGTCCCAGGAAGGGATGAACAATGGAAAGAAGAAACACTCGAAGCGTTAGACTTCGATATGGAAAAGTTCAACCAAGAATATTGTTGTCAATTTCTAGGTAGTTCAGGTACTCTAATAAGTGGAGCAAAACTCAAAGAACTTGCACCATCGAGGCCAATAGCTGAAAGCGAACACATAATACAATATGAAGTAGTACAACCAGAACACTCATATGTTATGATAGTAGATGTATCAAGAGGTAAAGGGCTTGATTATTCTGCGTTTAATATAATAGATACAACAGAGATGCCATACAAACAAGTATGTGTCTTTAAGGATAATACCATAAGTCCGGTTGACTTTGCTTCTGTTATATATAGAATAGGGCTGATGTACAATGAGAGTGCCGTGTTAGTTGAAATTAACGATATCGGGGAACAAGTTTCCGATGTACTCTTACTAGACTACGGCTATGAAAATCTTCTCTTTACTGAAAATGCTGGCAGAGCCGGTAAACAGGTATCGAATTTTGGAGGGAAGAGATCAGATCATGGAATAAGAACAACACGTAGCGTAAAATCAAAAGGTTGTTCTATACTGAAACTATTAATTGAACAAAACCAGTTAATAATACAGGATTACGCTACAATACAGGAGTTATCAAGGTTTAGTAAAAAAGGTAACAGTTATGAAGCAGAATCAGGATCAAACGATGATCTTGTAATGACTTTAGTATTATTTGCGTGGTTATCTGACCAAAGGTTCTTTAGAGAACTAACAGATATTAATACTTTAGCAGAATTAAAAGAAAAAACAGAACAACAGCTTGATGACGAACTACTACCTTTTGGATTTATAGATAATGGAGACCCACAAGCAGACGCTGCAGGGTGGATTGAATTCCCAGAGCATGATCGTATGTTTTATTAAGAAATGTATGATTAACTTTTTTTATAAATAAAACTGTGATAACTAAATAAATTAAAAAAAATATTTTTTAGATAATAATATTAAAGGAGAATAATATGGCTTTTTCCGTAAGTCCTTCCGTAATTGTTCGAGAGGTGGACGCATCAGCATCGGTTCCTGCCATCGCGACGCCACCTGCTGCAATAGCTGGGGTTTTTAGATGGGGTCCCGTAGGTGAAGCAGTTTTGCTTTCTTCAGAAAATGAATTAGTTTCTCGTTATGGTTCGCCTGACGCAGATAACTATGAAACATTTTTTGTAGCTGCAGACTATCTTTCGTACTCAAACGCTTTGTATGTAGCTCGTGTCGATAACGGCGCAACTCGTGCACAAGCAACTACATACGATGCAAACAACGCTGTCGTAGCAGCTGGTTCTTTCGAAGGTTTATACCCAGGAGTATTGGGGAATTCATTAGAAGTTGCATATGTAGATGGAGCTAGTTACGAAGGTACTATAGTTACCTTAGGGAACATTCCAACAAACAAGATAACTGGTAATACAGACATTACTCATACGCTTGCTTTTAACACCGACACAATAACTTTTGAAGTTGCTAAGGCAAATAAAATTGCGGTCGCAACTGTTGCTGCTGACGACGTATTCGTTATCGGTAATACTTCAGTAGGTTTCCAAAGCATTCCTGTTACTTCAATTACTGAAGAAGCAAGAAACGCTGCCGGTACTGTTGAGACTGATGATTCATTAATTGCCGCGTATGGATACGTTGTAACACTGAATGGCAAATATACATTAGCAGAATCCGATCTAAACAAGTTAAGTGTTGATAAAAAGTGGGCATGGTCAGGTTTGTTTGGCAAAAAGCCTCAAACTGGAAACTATCATATCGCTGTTATTGACCAAGACGGTTCAGTTAGCGGTACTGCTGATTCGGTCTTAGAACTATATACTGATGTATCTACAACAACTTCTGCTAAGTTAGCAAGTGGCAAAACTAATTACTACAAAGATGTTATTACTCAAGAATCTTCATGGGTTAGAGTAGCAAACACCGCTCACTTTGAAGCTGCAGGATCTAGTTCATCTTACGAATCATTAGTAGGTGGTACAGCAGGTAGAACTGAAACAACAGCAACTCTCGGTGATCTTGCCGCAGGTTACGACTTGTTTAAATCAGCAAACGAAATTGATGTTTCTTTTGTACTTCAAGGTAAAGGTGATAGTGCAGGTAATCTTGCTACGTACCTTATCTCGAATATCGCAGATTACAGAAAAGATTGTATTGCGTTTATATCGCCTGCTAAATCAGACGTTGTTGACGAAAGTAAAACAGAAGCTAAACTAGCAAATGTAATTGCATATCGTAACTCATTACCTTCATCTTCTTACTCAGTAATTGATTCAGGTTATAAGTATAGATACGATCGTTATAACGATGTTTATAGATACACTCCACTTAACGGTGATGTTGCTGGTCTTGCTTCAAGAGTTGAACCTTTTGAATCTCCTGCTGGTTTCCGTAAGGGCGTAATCAAAAATGTTGTTAAACTTGCGTTCAATCCTAATAAAGCTCAAAGAGATCAATTGTATAGTAACGAAGTTAATCCAGTTATGAGTCAAGTAGGACAAGGAATTGTACTGTTTGGTGATAAGACCGGTTTAGGTCAGAATAGTGCTTTCGATAGAATCAACGTTCGTAGATTGTTTATTGCTGTTGAAAAAGCAATTGCTAACGCTTCTCAATCGTTCTTATTTGAATTAAACGATGAATTCACTCAAGCTCAGTTTAAAGGAATAGTTGAACCGTTCCTACGCGATATCCAAGGTAGACGTGGAATTGTTGATTTCAGAGTTGTATCTGATTCAACTGTAAATACTCCTGCTATTGTAGATCAAAGTAAATTCAGAGCTAATATCTTTATTAAGCCTGCACGTTCAATTAATACAATCGAACTTACTTTTGTTGCTACAAGATCTGGCGTTGAGTTTGAAGAAATTGTTGGTTCGCTCTAACATAATAAATATTTTAAATAAAGGAGAATAAGAATGGCATTTAATATAAATGAGTTTAAATCACAGCTTACCGGCGGTGGTGCTCGGGCCAACCTTTTCCAAGTGCAAATTTTAAACCCAATTGATTCGTCGGCTGATTTAAAGTCGGCGTTTATGATTAAGACCGCTGCGTTGCCTGAAAGTACCGTAGGGGAATTTGTCGTTCCGTATTTTGGAAGAGAAGTTAAGTATGCGGGAGATAGAAAGTTTGGGCCTTGGTCAGTAACAATCCTTAACGACGAAGATTTCTTAGTACGTAATTCGTTAGAAGCATGGATGAACGCAATTAATTCGCATGATTCCAATACTCGTGCTTTACCTCAGGACTACAAGTCCAATGCATTGATTACTCAATATGGTAAAGATGGTAGTGCACTTCGTACATACGTGTTTGAAGGAATGTTCCCAGTTAGTGTTGATTCAATTGCTATGGGTTGGGATACGAACGATGCAATACAAGAATTCGGTGTTACTTTTAGTTACGACTTATGGAAAGTCGAAGGTAATACTGGAAACCCAACTACATAATTATATAATTAAATAAAGGTGATATTTTGAAGATTTTTGGCTTTGATGTAAAGAGGGCAGAGGAGGAGACTAGTTTACCAGTTTCTTTTGCCGAACCCTCTAACGATGATGGAGCGATTACCGTTGGTAATGCGCTTGGTGGATTTTATAATACGATATTAGACATGGAAGGTTCTGCTAAAACAGAATCAGAGCTAATCACAAAATATCGCGCTATGGCAATGCAACCTGAGATTAATCAGGCTGTTGATGATATAGTTAACGAAGCAATTAGTGTTGATACTAATGATAGAGTTGTTGAAGTCTCGTTAGGAGAAACAGATCTATCTGATAAAGTAAAGAAGACTATTGTTAAAGAATTTGATAACGTACTTGCGTTGCTTGATTTTACTAACAACGCATATGATATGTTTCAGAAGTTCTATGTAGATGGAAGATTAAATTACCATATTGTAATTGACCCTAAAGATGTTAAGAAGGGTGTTATTGAATTACGATATGTTGACCCACGTAAATTAAAATTAATACGTGAAGTTGATAAAAAGGGCAAAGACCCTCATTCAGGCGTTCCTATTAAGGTAGTTAAGAATGAGTATTACATGTATTCGGAATCAGGATTTCTGAATTCGACTACGGGTGGTTCTGCTGCTCCAGGAAGTAGTACTTCAGGAATTAAGATATCTAAGGATTCTATTGCTAGAGTTACTTCAGGATTAATGAATGAGAATAACAGTTTAGTATTATCGCATTTACATCCAGCAACTAAAGCTTTAAACCAGTTGCGTATGTTAGAAGATGCTGTAGTTATCTATACTTTAACTAGAGCACCTGAACGCAGAATTTTTTATATTGATGTAGGTAATTTACCAAAGAATAAGGCAGAGCAATATCTTAGAGATATGATGGCTCGCCATAAAAACAAACTACAGTATAATTCTAGTACTGGTGAAATGACTGATTCTAGAAAGATGCTAACAATGACTGAAGATTTTTGGTTTCCTCGTAGAGGTGGCGAAAGATCAACTGAGGTAGATACTCTTGCAGGTGGTAATGCTCCTGGATTGAGTAGTAACGAAAACTTAGAGTATTTTCAACGTAAACTATATAAGGCGTTGAAGGTACCTTTATCTCGTTTAGAACCAGAGGCAATGTCAAGCTTTGGTAGAACTTCAGAAATGACGCGTGACGAATTAAAGTTTGGTAAATTTATTAGAAGGATCAGGTCTCGCTTTTCATGGATATTTAATACAATATTAGAAAAGCAATTAATTCTAAAAGGTATTTTAACACCTGAAGAATTCAATGAGATTAGAAACGATCTTAGGTATGACTTTGTTAAAGATAACTATTTTGAAGAGTTGAAAGAATCTGAAATTCTGAGAGAACGATTAAATACTCTCAGAGATATATCTGACTATACTGGAAAGTATTTCAGTCATCAGTGGATTACA